TTTACCTGTTATTTCATATAAAGATCCCATAGATACATCAGTACTTAGTTCGTAAGGACTATCAGTCATTATCAAAATACTCTTCAACTGGTCTATAGAACTTACCACCTACAAAACTATTGTAGAAAGCAGGTTCATCAGACCCTTCTAAGGTAGCACATAAAACATTGTACTTCATTTGATAGTAACACTCATAGTATCGTAAGCTTCGTTTGTTTTTAAACTCAGCTATAATATCAAACTTAAAGTTATCTTTACCTAACTTATTTATGTCTTCTATTAAATGTTTGGAAGATCCCATGTAAGATTTCCAATTTGATTCACGTTTCTTTTTACCTTTAGAATAATTAAAATATTGTTTACAACCTATGTAAGCTTTATCTGTTTTGATATTGGTTATCCAGTATACAAAACCAAACTTAGTTAGGTCAGGTTTCTTATTATATTCCCAATGCATTACCAGCTAGTCACCTCTTCAACATTAGGTTCTTTAACAACCTTAACCAAGTAGTTAAGACCTCTGGCATACTTGAAGACACGTAACCCTTTACCTTGATTAGCATCTGACCAACACTCTCTCTTGTGGCTACAATACACACAACCAATAGGTAACTTAAGATTGCCAGACTGCCCATCAGCAACTGGAGAGTAGCACCTATCAGGTACATGACTATCCCCAACCACTCCCTTAAGATGCTTGACTCTTTCTTTGGCATTGATCATCTCCATTTGATGTACAGGAGTTAGACATAACTTACCAGTTGATTTATCTATCACAAGAAATGCTGCCTTATCCACACCATTAGCTTGTGCATACGCACTAATCTGTGCAATGTAACCAAATGGATCATCTTCTAATAGATTATTTTCTTTAAACTTCTTGAAGCTAAATCCTGATGCACTCTTACAATCGACTAAGACATCATCTATCATTGAATCTTGGTGACCTTTAACACCTTCAACAGTAACTTCTTTCTGTTGATCAGTAACCTTATGTCCTGCAACAGAAGCGCATAGTAAAAGAAGTTCTTCTAAGATATAGCCATATAGAAATTTAATTCTTGTACTAGAAGTAATGTCTTCGATATCATGTTTACTATTAACATCGTACCATAACTGTCTATCAGGTTTTCCTATACCAGATAGCCTGAGGTTGCCTCTTGTTCTAGGTTCCTCATATAGAAATGCTTTGATGTGAACCTTAAGCATCTCTCCGAATGTATCTATGTGCTTATCTACTTCTTTCTCATCCATCTTAATAGGCTCAAGAGAAAAGAGATCATAGATATCAGAAACTAATGTGTCAATCTTTTTCATATATAAAAAATAGGGGTGAAGCAAAACAATTAAAACTTCACCCCCAAGTCTCCCTTAGTTTACATTAAGAGGCGAAAGGAATATCATCGTCTAGAGTAGAAGTATTAGCTACATATCCACCGGGAACTACTTCAAAGTCACTAGCCCCATTAGAATACTCTATAAAATCTACTACTTGTACAGCAGCTAGGTCAGCAGAAATACCTGACTTACCTGCATAGCTCCACTCATAGGGTACAGCCTTAACATTAACTGTACTACCATTAGCAATCAACTTACCATCCCAAGGATTATTTTGGGAATCTTTAACAGATGGCCCTTGTCTTGGTGAACCATCTTTCTTAGCTACTTTTCTTTTAACAGTTACAAAATCTCCACGATCATCACCCTTATTGGTGATTGCAAGTCCAGCACTTTCTATGACAGACCTATTGTTATCATCTACCTCAATCTGTATTGACCACACTGGATCGAACTTAGTATTCGGCTCAGTGATTGAAGCATAGTGACATTTACCAGTAATATAAATTGGATCATTCATCTTTTTCTATTTCCTATTTTATCGTCACGCTGTTGTGACATGAGTTTCATTTATTGTAACGTAATTATATCATACATATTTCTATAGGTCAAGGACTAATTTGAATTAAATTAGCTTTGTCTACAGGGATATGAAAGAAAGGCTCTGCCAAGTGTGGTGAGTCTTTAGGTCGTTTAGAATTTTGTATATTTCCTACACTTGTAGCATCTACATCTTTGTCTTCGATGAACCAAGCTTGACTACAATCTGTATTGAAGATAACAAAATATAATTCATGGTCTGGGTAATCTTTCTCCTTTCTATTTATTAATCTTTGCTTGCGTTGAGGAATACGTACTTCTTCCCAAGCGTCAGGCCAGTAAGTATCCCATTGATTTTTTATCTCAACCTCAAAGAAAAACTTTCTATCTTTTTTATTAGCTGAGACATCAAAATAATAATCTTCTTTATCTACAATATCATTAAACTTATTAGCAGTTAAGTAACCTACCATAGCTTTCTTAGCTCTGGCATCATTCTCTTTATAAGATTGTCTATCGAATGGTCTATTGTTGTGTGCCATTATTTAATTCCTCTGTTACTTTTTTAAAGTACTGTCCTACTTGAATGACTTGATCTGGTGTAGCATTAGACATAATAACATTAGCTAATAAACTTACCCACTGTACATTACCTTTTATATATCCTTTACTACTGTCAATTCTATCTAAAGATACTTTTTGTTGTAGTTCTTTTCCTTTAGCATATATATCTAATACTTTGAAAGGTATCCCTAGAGCAGGGCATCTTTTATCTTTAGGAAATATACTTTTTAAATACTCAGCATCTAGATTAAAGTCTAACTCTCTAGCTCTAGCTCTAGCTTTTATAACAGAACACCTTCTGTTAAACCAGACTGGACTATTGAAATCTCCCCAAGCTTTTTTATTTGTTTTACTACTCAATTTATTTAACCTTACCTTATGTTTTTTTCTGTATTCTTTATTGATTTTTCTACAATGTTCTTTATTAGATTGATAATATTTTTTAGAATATTCATTTTCTTTGTCCCATTTTCTAGCTTTATCTCTTAGTCTTTCTTTATTTTTTTCATAGTATTTTTTCTTATATTCTTTTTCCTTAACTCTTATTCTTTCTTTATTTTCTTCACGATATTTTTTCGAATATTCCCTTAGTCTTTCTTTATTTTCTTCATAGTATTTTTTTCTTTGAGCTTGTAGTCTTTCTTTATTTTCTTCAAGATATTTTTTATCATATTCTTTTCTATTAAAAACCATATCAATGTGTCTCACTCCATGTTGTTCCTATTTTATATTCACAATCAAGAGGACACTTAACCTTCAATGTTTTCTCTGTCTCTTGCATTGCATCCTTAGTAATTTGTCCAAACCTTTGAGCATCTTTCTTAGCTACTTCGAATTGGTATTCATCATGTATAGATGCAACTAACTTAGCATCAACGCCTGACTTACGTATACGTTGTGTAATATGTACAAGCCATTGCTTACATATGATAGCACCTGCACCCTGTAGTAAAGTATTTAATGCAGCATGTTCTGATCTAATATGTAACAGTCTGCCATCAAGTGCTGGTATCGTACCACCCTTACACCATTTAGAGACATCATCTCTGAGCTTCTTAAGCTTTGGCATGTTAGATAAGAACTTAGTTATTAGTTGTTGTCCAGCTTTAGATGAGCCACCAACAACCTTACCTATCTTAGCAGGGCCAGCACCATAGAGGAAAGCATAGATAAAAGTCTTAGCTTGATCACGATCAGTAAGTCCAGCAGCTTTCATGTTAGCAGTATGTACATCACCATTAACAACTTCTTCAGTGAAGTTAGGATCATTCATGTAGTGCGCTAGACATCGTAGCTCTAACCCAGATGCATCTGTACCAATCAAGGTATGCGTATCTGGATTAGAGATTGTCCACAACGATCTACATTCTTTGCCATAAGGAGAATACACTGCTGGCACTTGAGCCATGTTGGGAGAGTTATGTGCCATCCTGCCTGTCACGGTTCGTAGCGTCATAACTCTACCTCTGACTCTATTATCTTCTTCACATCCTTTAATCCAAGCCTTCAGTAGACCAGTACGTTTCTGTAGTAGAAAGTATCTGCTAAACATTTGTGCTTCAGGCATGTTAATCTTAGATAATATTTCTTCACTCACTATTACATTACCTTTATCTGTATGATGTTTAGGTTGCCAACCACGTTTCATAAGACGTTCAGCTATTTGCTTACGAGATCCTATATTAAACTCATGTATAGTAGGGATCTTTCTAACTTCAGAGTATGTAGTAATAGGTTCAAATATTTCTTGGGCTTTGTCCTCCAATTCTTGTTGCTCTTCTTCTAGTGTGGCAAGAAAACTCATGGCATCACGTAAGTTAAAAGAGAAACCATTTCTTTCTTGTTGATCTACTATAACTCTTACTTTTCTTTCTAGTTCATAAGACTTAGAGGAGAACTTAGAACCTTCCTTCTCTAACTCTTGGG